CTAGCATCAGTAATTGTTTTACGAATTAATTGAGGAAGATTAAACTCATGCCAAGTCCAGCTCCAATCAAAATTATCAATAACAATATACCCAGTTTTAACTTCGTTTCTATGAAATGATGTTGTCATAGGGCTTCCAGGATACACAATATTTCTTTGAGTATTCTCGTGAGCATGTAAGTCTCCTGCGAAAACCGTTTTGAACTTATCAAATCTAGTTAAGTCTACTTCTGGTGTAACATGTGGAGGTATTTCACCTCTTACATGAGTAAAAAGTATTTCTGCATCAATATCTTCAATACTTTTCTTTTTGTGCAAGTCTGCATAAGGCAGAATTGCCCAATTATCTTCTGTATAAGTTTCTGTTATAACTTCTACTAAAGGGTTTATATCTTTCGTTGCACGAATTAAATTAGAAAAGAAAGTTTTATTTTTCTTTGTAGCTTCATGATTACCGTCATAAATGATTGTTCTTACTTTAGTATTTTTAACAAAGTCAAAATAAAGAGTAAGTTCATCCATGCTGGGGACTCGGTCAAACAAGTCCCCACCAATGATATGTAAATCTATATCATGTTCATCTACAGCTTCTTGTATTTGTTGATAAAACAACTCATATCTTGAGCAAGCCCAAGAAGTAGGAACATTTTTCTGTCCTAACTTAATATGCCAATCTGCTGTAAATAAAATCATCCTACAAATTCTTCCCCTGGTTGCCATTCACAACCTGTTAATCCACCAGCCTTAATTGCTTGTAGAGTTCTTAGAACTTCACTTGCATTTCTACCAGTATCAAGTGCATTTACGCTTACGTGCTGTATAATACTATTCTTATCTATGATAAATGTTGCTCTATAGCAAACACCTTCAAATTCATTTACTATTCCGAGTTTTGTAGATAATTTTAGCATAGCATCACAAGCGAGTGGATGTTGAATGTTTGCAATACCTTCATTGTTTTGTTTCCAAGCTAGTTTACAAAATTCATTATCTCCACTTATACCAATTACATTCGCCTCACTTACTAACATATCCATACCTGCAATTTCTGTAGGGCAGATAAAAGTAAAGTCCTTTGGATAAAAGTAAACTACTGTGTAGTCATGTTTTAGAGGCTCATAATTTTCAGTCACAGAAACTTGTACGAGTTCATTTTTCTCGTTTACGCCCTGCATTGTAAAAGCAGGAAATTTTTCTCCTACTCCTAACATTAGACGTCAAACTCCTCATTGATACTTTCATCCGCATCAGAATTAGCAGAACCACTTCTGATTCTGTCCAATAGTTCTTTTTGTGCGTCTGCAGTAGGTCTAGGAAGAACTTCGTCCATAGACTTAAGGTCTGTGATTAACTCAAGTTCTTTCTCATCTAAAGCTCTTGGTTTACACTTTAGAGCTTGTAACTGATACTCGACATTATATGCCATTGGTCCAGTTTTAACTCTTTTGAAGTGTACGTCCCACCCTGTCTCAGGGTCTGCTGGGTCGCCAAGATCTTCTGCTGCAACTAGAATTTGTTCTAAAAGTTTTTTCTTGAGGTTTAAAACTTTTACTTTCCCGTCATGTATACACTGAATTGCATACGACCAAGTACATTTTTGATCTGGGTAGTACTCTCTTACCCAATCTTTTTCAAGATTAGTAAATGCTTCTTTCTCTCTGTCAAAAGATAGACACTCGAAAGGAACATTCTTGTCATTTTCGCCTTTTAGCCAGTAAACATATCTTGCGCATACATCACCAACCATTCTGACTTTGTTATCGCCTTCTACATAAGTGTAGGATTCGATTTTTCCTTTTTGGGCTTCGCCCTTTAATTTATTAAATGTTAATGCCATTCTAATTCTCCATTAGTGACTTCTTCAAATTTAAAATGTATTCTATCATCTTCAATCCAAAGTAGTCTATTATTTGTTATTATATCTTCCTTACCAGTATAGTGCAGGAAGTCCAGTGTGGTATCTTTTTTACTTCGATAGTCAAAATGATTGCGCAGTGAAGCGATACCTGCATACTGTGCAATCTCAGTATCTGAATATCTGTTTCTTTGAATAAATAACGGCTCAGGATTCACTAAAAAACTATCTCCATGAAAGCTTTTTGTCCAAAACTTGAATCGTCTATCCTTTCTATTAATTGGAGGTTCTTTTCGATAAGTTAAGATGTAAAGGATGGTTACTATGTCACCAACTTTTCCTTTGCTTTCTCTTTTTATCTTTTTCCAATTATAGAGTATCATTATATCAAAAATTTAACCTTATGTCAAGAAGTATTTTTCGATGCTCATATCGTTTCAACTTCGTAACCTTGTTTCATGTAGTATCCCATTCTCGCATTAGCCTGTCGTCTAGCTGTATTACCGACTAAGTGTATATCAACTATAATTGGTTGAGGTTTATCCTCATATATTCTAATTATACGACCAACAAGCTGAGTGAGTAAAGGCTCATTATTTATAGGTGTTGCTAAAATTATACAACTTAAACAATCTAAAGATATTCCTTCAGAAAATATACTTTGAGTTCCAAAAAGTATATCTTTATCATTAAATAGTTCTTTTATCATTGCAGGACGTTGTTCATGTGGGATCTCCCCAGTAACACATATAGAGTTCTCTCCTACAAGTTTGTGTCCTTGTTTTAGAAAATCAACTCTATCAGATACAACTAGAACTTTGTGTCCCTTTGCTGCATAATTTGCTGCAAGCAATGCTATCATATTTTGGTATTCCCAGTTATACGCTATAGCATTTATTCTACTTGCCCAAGGAGTATTTGCTCCATCTGGAAAACGTACTCCTGACTTTACAATATGTACTTTGGGTACTAAGTAGTTTTCTTTTGGTGGTTTGTATACTGTAGTACTAAAGTAATCTCTAAATATAACATGCCTACCATCTTTTCTTTCCATTGTGCCAGTTAAACCAATTTTATATCTTGCTTTACTAGCATCAACAATACGAGTAAATGTGGGACTAGATACGTGATGCATTTCGTCAAGTATAATTGTTCCAAAAACATCTTTGATTGAATTTATTCTACGATAAAGAGTTTGAACATTTCCTATCACAAAAGAATGGTCAATATCAAACTGACCGCTGCCTATGATTCCAGGCACAACTCCAAATACTTTTTTCACTTCTTTTTCCCACTGCGCTCGTAATGCTAATGTATGTGTAACTATAAGCGTTTTCTGTTTTAACTTATTTGCGATAGCTAACGCAGTAAAAGTTTTACCCCAGCTTACCCAAGCGTTTACTATACAACTGTCATTGACATCATCATATACCGACTGTTGCGAAGGTCGTAAAGTAAACTTAAAGTCAAAACCTTCAATTGGTGAGTCAACACGCTTATCGACTATCTCGTAGTCCTCTGGTATTAAATCCGTTCTTCCGATAGGTAATGTCACTAACCCTTTCCGAACAATTCCCATATTCTTTATAATGAATGGTGGGTCGAGTGGATTTCTTGGGGGTATGGCATAAGTAAGTTCTTCGTCGATTTTCGACTGTAACTCATTACTAACTTCCATGAATATGCGATTACTGAGAACTGCTTTCATATTTTACGCCAAGTGTCCTTTCTCTTTTCAGCTACAAAATCGTAAATGAAAGAGGGTCTGTTCTGAACATACGCGATACCAACATAAGGTGAAGTATTAGGTCGCTTTTCCTCAAATGGAAAAGGTATTCCCTCAACCCATATCAAAGTTGCTACTTCTTTCTTTTCTACTTTTCGTACTTTCTTGTATTTAATATCGATTTTCATATTCTTGATATACCGAAAAAACTTTCCCTGTGAGTCTATAAAAAATTTACCCCTGTGCTTTACTAGACCTCGAATATTCTCAATCATGAAGCGCAGGGGATAAATATTTTTGTGTGGGGTTTGCAATCTTCTCTGTCCGAGAGTTTTGCCTTTCATATTTTTATCGTCTACTATTTGTGTATCACAAAATAAAAGTCCATCACGAACCTCGATTTCGTCACTATGTAGAACAAAAATGGGAAACTTAATATCCTCGAGGCGCATAGATGTCATCTCTCATGAGTCTGTCCTGCAAGGTATAATCAAAGTTTTCTTTCATGTACTCTCTAAGTTCTTCTTCCCCATCGGGTCTAAATTCTTTTGCAAAAATTAAACCATTGTTTTCGAGTACAATAATTGGTTGAAACTTTCTTATAGTGTTTCTTGCGCCTTCAAGTGCATCTACTTCCATTCCTTCAATATCTAACCACAATAAATCTAAATCAACTAAATTTAAATCATCTATCGTAGTCAGAGTTATGTCGCCCATATCTGTAGGAACAATTTGTGTTGCTCCTGAGTTTCCCTGTTTTGTAGCAGATATATTTGCACTTCCTCTTTCTCTGCCTAAGCCTACTGAGTAGTAATCTATATTATGTAAATCACGTTCCTGTATATTTTCTACTAGACATTCAAAATTTGTAGGCACTGCTTCAAATGTAATTACTTGTCGAAAGTGTTTGCTAAGTCCAATAGGAAATATTCCTACATGGCCACCCGCTTGAACAACTATCTCTTTCTTCTTACATTTGTTTATAATAAGGGCACTTTTATTTTTCCATTCCATTACTATATCACCAATCATGGTTTCAGTATCAGGAACGCACCACTCATTCCACAGTTTCATACTTTGCCTCAAATTTACCCATACTGTAATCATTTCCGATTTCAAAATCACAGCCGATTGGACAGCCTGGGATTGATAGTCCTCTATCTTTTTGAACATTCTTCAATAGTATATTTTGATACTCTTGAATGTAATCATCATCTACTTCTGCAAGAATAGAGTCATGAACTAAAGCAAATATCTTCATATTCTTTTCATAACCTCTTTCACATATTTCTCTATGTGCATCAACAGCACCCATAAGGTTAACATCAGATGCTACAGATTGAACAAGAGAATTAATACCAGAGCGAACTTCATGAGCAGCGATTGCTCTGTCAGTTGACTTTACGTTTGGTAATCTTCTCTTTCTGCCAAAGAAACTGTAAATAAATCCTTGTTTTTCGATTAACTTTTTACTATTGTCTAGCCATCTTTTTAAGCCGTGAAACTGTCTAAAGTAATCATCAATTACTTCTTTAGCTTCAGTTGTACTAAAATACTTTCCTGAATCTTTTGTGACTTGTTCACTAATCTTTTTCGGGCCAGCTCCATACATTATACCGAATGTAACAGCTTTTGCCATTTGCCTTTCAGTAGAATAATATTGAGTAACTTCTTCTACATCACAAGGTAAGTTAAACACTATTTTTGCAATGTTAGAGTGAAAGTTTCCACCATCTTGGAATACTTTCATAAGTGCTTTATCATCTGCTAAAACCGCAGCACAATACACCTCCGCTGTAGTTAAGTCCATTGCAACAATTTGTTTTCCTTCTTTTGCTCGAATACAACCTTTAACGATTGGATTGTCA